TACTAAATTTTAGACTATATTTGTAAATATGAAAGGAAGGCCACGAATACCTACCGAAATTAAGGTAATGAAGGGAACGCTAAGCCCGAGCAGGGAATTAGCCGCGCCTATGATTGTCGAACTAAGCGAAGGGGTACCGCAACCGCCTGCGCACTTAAACGCTTTGGGCTTCGAGTATTGGGATGTAACTTGTAGGGAGTTAAAAAACAATCATTTGTTAACAGGCGTTGATCTTGGATTAGTTGCCGGGTACTGCAACGAGTTAGGACTTTATAAGAAAGCGTGCGGAATGACAGAGGCGGAGGGGGAAGTTGTGTTAAATCGTTTTGGCGATAAAGTTATTTCGCCCTGGTACGATGTTCGCAGCCGGGCACTTAAGCAAGCTACACAAATGGGGCAACTATTTGGAGTTACGCCAAGCGCACGCGGCAAGATTGAAACAGGCAAGAGCGCGCCAGTAAGTAAATTGGAACTTTTACAAAAATCAAAAATAGCATGAAAAAGAAAATTGAAACAACCGAGCCAGTGGAATTAACCGAGGGCGTAAGTTTTAGAATTGAGCCAAGCGGATTCCATTTTATCCTTTGCCGCGATCAAGGCAGCGGCTTCAAGCCATGTGGCAAGGATGGGCTTTGGAGCGAAACGCCGCACCTTTACAGAAACCAATACCTTGCGCAGATAGCTTTAGATTATTTCTTTGCGAATAGCTGAGCAGTATATTGAGGGCGTAGTGAGTGGGCGCGTAATTGTGTGCGAACACGTGCGCAATGCTGTTAACCGCTATCTGTCCGACAGGGCGGGGGGTTGGGCGTTTAGTGAAAACTACGCGCAGCACGCCATCGACTTTATCGAACAGCTCGAGCACAGCACTGGAGACTATGCCGGCAAGCCTTTTAAGTTGGAAGGGTGGCAGGCGTTTATTATTTGGAATCTGTTTGGCTTTCTCAATCCCGACGGCTCGCGAAGATTTACGCGGGCTTATGTAGAAGTACCACGAAAAAATGGGAAATCTACTTTTAGCTCCGCGGTTATGCTTTACGGCTTAATGGCCGACGGCGAAAGTGCAGCGCAAGTTTATAGCGCAGCTACAAAGTTAGATCAGGCAATGATGGTATTTGCGGAAAGCGTGAGGGTTTGCCAAAATGTCGACTGGCTAGCAGAATCGTTAACCGTTAACAACAGTGTAAACAATCGGCGCATCCTTTACGGGCAATCGGTGTATAAGCCCCTCGAGTGGAACCCAAGTAAACAGGACGGACTAAATACTCACTTTGCCGTTATTGACGAATACCACGCGCACCCAAACGATGAGCTTTACAATGTATTGCGCAACTCGATGGGGGCAAGGAGGCAACCGTTGTTATTTACAATTACCACAGCGGGATTTAATCGTGAGTCGCCGTGCTACAAGCATAGGAATTACTGCGCCTCGGTTTTATCTGGGGCTATTGTAGACGATGCTTTATTTTCTGTAATCTATACGCTAGACGAAGGCGACGACTGGACCGACTCGGCAAACTGGGCTAAGGCTAACCCTAATTGGGGGGTAAGTGTTTATCCGCGTCAGTTAGAGCAGGCGCTAACCGAGGCTAAGGAATTTGTACACAAAGAAGTTGAATTTAAAACAAAGTTGTTAAACGTATGGACCGACACGGCCATGACTTGGATTAATGACAGTACTTGGATGGAATGCGCCGAGTCTCAACAGCTAGACGGGATTTGTTACGGCGGTTTGGATTTGGCAAGCACTGGGGACTTTTGCGCCTTTACTTTGTATTGGCCCGAATACTCAGCGATTAGGACTTGGTACTTTTTGCCAAGCGAGGCAGCCTACAAAAGAAAGGATGCAGCAGGCGCTTCCATTAGGCAATGGATTGCAGACGGTGTAATTACTGCAACCGAGGGAAACGTAACGGACTATAATTTTATCAAAGCGCAAATATTAGATTTGGCTTTGGAGTTTGAAATTAAAGATATTGCTTACGATCGTTTCAACGCTTCGCAGCTTGTAATTGATTTACAAAACGAGGGCTTGCAAATGTTTCCTTTTGGACAGGGCTTTATTTCAATGAGCAGCCCGACTAAAGAACTGGAGCGACTAGTAAAGGACGGCAGGCTTAAACACGATGGCAACCCAGTAACGCGTTGGATGATGGGTAATGTATTACTTGCAAATGATCCTGCGGGCAATATTAAGATTAACAAAGCAAAGAGCGGGGATAAGGTCGACGGGCCTGTATCTATTGTAATGGCATTGGGCACGGCTATGCAAGACGCTGCCAAAGAAAAAGAAACAGACTTCTGGTTTATAAGCTTATGAGATTCGTTGACGATTTTATGAACAAGTATTATTTTAACCTCCCTAAGTTTAGAACTTATGAGGATGCCTATAACGCAACGGAAGCCGAGTACTTAGAAAGGTACGGCGTGCCACGCTATAAAAACTACGACGTATTTCGCTCGGCTCTTTGCAGGTGGCTAGCCCAGGGGCGTAATAAATAAGATTTGTTAACACGGCAGAATTAAAGAGGTTGTAATTTGCGGGCGATGAATCTACGATTTTGGGAACGGAAAACAGAAAAGCGGTCAATGCTAACGCAACCCGCAGACTGGTTTGTAAATACCTTAAACAATATTTTTGGCTATCAAACCAAAAGCGGCCAAGCCGTAAATAATACAACGGCGTTAAGCATTGCATCCGTGCACGCTTGCGTTAGAGTTATTGCTGATGGAATCGCGGGGCTAGGTTTGAAATTGTATAAAGACGATGGCCAAAGCAGGGATCAAATTATAATCCACTACGCCACAGCTTTAACTAACGAGCCTAACCCTTACCAAACTAAATACGATTTTACTAAGTACATGACTAGCCACTTGGCGCTAACTGGTAACGCTTACGCTTTTATTAATCGCGACGTGCGAAACATCGGCATTGAGTTGCACCCAATCGCTCCGCAGTACGTTACGCCAGTAATGCAGGACGGCCTTTTATTTTACAAGGTTACACTCGCAGGATACCCGGGCATGATACCCGCTACTGAAATGCTACACTTTAAAGGAATGTGTGGCGATAATCCGCTAGTAGGTTTAAGCCCTGTAGTATTGCACGCCGAAACTTTAGGCATTGACTTGGCAGCAATTAGCCAGAGCGCAGGCGTTTATAAAAATGGAGTATTGAAATTTTTGTTAACGTCAGACGCGCAGATAAAAATAGATCAAGCGGGGCCTTTGAAAAAATCCCTCGACGATGTTATAGACGGGGCAAGCCGTAGCGCTGTGCTTCCCAACGGCATCAAGATGGAGAAATTAAGCCTAAGCCCTGAAGAGGCACAGTACTTGGAGACTCGTAAATTTAGCAGCGAGGAAATTGCACGAATCTTTGGAGTTCCCGCGTCAATGATCGGCGCAACCGCAGGGATTAAGTCAAGCGTTGAGCAGGAGTACCAAGATTTTTACGCGCGAACTCTAATGAGCTACGCTATAAACATCGAGCAGGAACTAGCGCGCAAGTTGCTAACAGAAAACGACAAGCTCACGTATTACTTTAAATTTAATTTTAACTCACTATTGAGGGCCTCCGCTAACGAGCGAGCAGACTATTATAATAAAGGCATCCGCGGCGGCTGGCTTTCTAGAAACGAGGCGCGGGTTTATGAGGATGTTAACGCTTTTGATGGTGGCGACGAGTATTTAATCGAAGCCAACTTAATGCCTAGCAGTCAGATTAACGAGTATATGGACGCGAAGATTGCAAACCTTATGGCAACTGCAGATAAAAACAATAACCCAGACGGCGTAAATAATCAAACAATAAATTAAAATGAAACAAGAAAGGCGCACATTTACGGGCACCGTCCACACCAGAGCAGACGGCGAAGGCATGCCAAAAGAAATTGGTGGCATCGCTGCCGTTATTAATTCAGTTACTGACCTTGGATATTTTGAAGAGGTGATAATGCCCGGGGCGTTTGACAACGCTTTGAGTAAGGATTACGATATCCGTTGTTTGTTTAACCACGAAGCCGATTTAATTTTGGGCCGCACAAAGGCAGATACTTGCAGAGTGTTTGTAAATGGCGACGGCAATCTTGAATATACTTGGATACCAGATTATGAGAATCCTACGCACATGTCAGTAGTGCGCAGCATTATGCGCGGAGACATTACTCAAAGCTCATTTGCATTTACAATCAAATCACAGAACTGGAGCGAGTCCGAAAAGTACGGCAGTATGGGTAAGCGTTCTATTTCAATGATTGAGGATCTATACGACGTGAGCCCTGTAACTTATCCCGCTTACGAGGATACAGAAGCAGACGCTCGCAGCATCGCAGCAACAAGAGACCAAGAGTTAGAAATTGAAGCCGCAAAACAAAGTCAAGTAAGCGCAGATATTTTAAAACTTGCTTTAGCCAGATACACAAACTATTAAAAAAACAAAAATCATGAATAAAATTAAAGCCCTAAAAGAAGAGCGTGGACGTTTGCTCGGCGAATTGTCTACCTTGCAGTCAACTATCGAGCGCGAAGCGCGTTCTATGGCTGACACTGAAACTAACCGTTTGTCTGAAATCGAAGCTCGTTTGGGCGCGATCAAAGCAGAGGTTGAAACCTTAGAGAAATTGCAGAACCTTGCAGCTCAAGCAGCAGGCCACAGCGCAAGCCGTAGCGAAGAGAAAGAAAAGTCAAACATGGCTAAAGATTACAGCTTTAAGCGCGCAATGGAAATGGCTATCACTGGCCGTCGTGAAGGCGTTGAGGGTGAATTTTCTGCAATGGGTGGATCTGAATTTCAGCGCTCAGGTGTAAGCGTTTCTGCTCACTCTATCAAAATCCCTTCTGAAGTATTCACACGTGACATGACTGCAACAGGTGGAAGCTCAGGCTCTGAAGGTGGAGTAAATATCCAAACTTCTGTTGGTTCTATCATTGACGTTTTGTTGCCTCGCACAGTATTGGCAGGCTTGGGCGTTCAGCGTTTGAGCGGGTTGGTTGGAAACTTGGATTTACCAACAGCATCAACTTTGCCTTCTGCAGGTTGGAATACTGAAAACGGCACAGCTACCGAAAAGAGCCCCGCTTTCTCTAAAATCACTTTCAGCCCTAAGCGTTTGGCTGCTTACATCCAAGTTTCTAACCAGTTAATGTTGCAATCTAGCAACTCTATTGACGGGTACGTAAGAAACTGGTTGTTAAATGCAATGGCACAATCTTTGGAAACTGCTGCAATTAAAGGTGGTGGATCTAACGAGCCTGTAGGAATTATCGGTAACGCTAACGTAAACGTAACTTTCGCAGGTGGCGCAACTTCTAACTCTACCAACGCTAACGGAATCGCTCCAGTTTGGGCCGATGTTGTTAACTTGATGAAAGCAGTAGAGAACGCTAACGGAAACGGTGTTGCTTACTTGACTAACCCATTGGTAAAAGCTAAATTGCAAACAACTAGCCGCCAGGCTTCAGGTGTTGAAGGTAACTTTATTTGGCCTTCTGGTGGTACTGATTTGAACGGTTACAATGTTCAAACAACTACCTTGGTGCCTAGCAACTTGTCTAAAGGTTCTAGCTCTACTTTGTCTGCAATGATCTTCGGAGACTTCAGCAAAATGGCTATCGCTAACTGGGGTGGTATGGAGTTGACAGTTGACCCGTATAGCGGAGCTACTGCCGGCTTGACTAACGTAGTACTTAACTCTTATTTGGATGTTAACTTGTTGAACCCTGCAGCCTTCGCGGTTTGTAAGGACATCGTTGCCTAATCACTAGCCCGCTCGGGGGCGTAAAAGTCCGAGTGCTGCGGGGGGTCTTGACTGCACCCCCCACGGGCCAAATGTTAGTAAAGTTTTTAATCAACCCAACAGGAATCTTTAACCTAAGTTACAACTTGGGCGAAGTGGTAGACATTGAAACAAAGCAAGCCGAGTTGTTACTTGAGGCTGGGGCTGTTGAAGTTGTAGCTGCACCTAAGACCAAAAAGAAACCGACTAACCCAGAGACCGCACTAGACGCAGAATAATGTTTAAAAGTAGAAGATACACAGCCTTTGCAAATGTCGCCACAGACTACTTGAGTTTAGCCGATGCTAAGCAGCATTTGCGCGTTACTGCCTCAGATGATGACAGTTATATTAGCGGTCTTATCAGTATGGCCGTTGACGCCTGCAGCAATTATTTGGGCTACTCAATTAAGAAGGGTACGGCAAAATACGGCTTTGATAGCTTTACGGGCTCGCCTGCGCTTATCAATCCCGTTAACGGTCTCAATATACCTAGCGGTAATTATCTTCGCGTAAATAGCCGCGTATTGGCTGTGAACTCTGTAAGTTATGTAAACTCTAGCCAAGCGGTAACGGCTTTTGCTGGCAGCGATTGGATAGTAGCACCTGACCCAATGGGGAACTACTCACGAAATATCTTTATTAATACAGCGCCCGACTCAATAACCGACGATACGATTAAGTACATTATTGAAGTATCTGAAGGATTTAATCCAGTGGGAACCGCAAGCGTTGACCCAGATACTATTTTTCCAATGGCTATTAAACATGCTGCTTTGCTTTTAGTCGGTCAGTATTATGATAACAGGAACGCGATAGTAGTGGGAACCATTCAAAGCAAAATATCTTTAGGCTTCGAGTATCTTTTAGATCCTTACAAAATCCAAATTATACTATAATGCAGTCGGGATCTATGGACGTATTGGTAAGCCTGCAGAGTTATGCGGAAACTATCGACGCGAATACAGGGGAGAAATTGCAAACTTGGACCGAATACGCAACGGCTTGGGCTCAGCGCGTAGAACAGGAAAGCGGAAGCGAGCAAGTGAATGCGGACCGCAGAGAGCATAAGCAAATTGTTTACTATACAATCCGCTATAATTCAGCGGTAAGCGTGAAGCATAGAATAGTTGACGCGGGCCTTAATCATAACATTGTTAACATTGC